ATCTAATGCCAGTTTCGCTTGTACAATGAGAGTATTATCATCTACTACTCTAACATTAGGAGTCACCACTACGGCTGGATTTCCTATACCTCCGTCTTGCTGAGTAGCAATAGTTCCGTCAAATCCAAAGACAACTTCGTTTATCCTGTCTTTGAGAGTGTCAATCAAAAATCTTGTTCCTTCGTCTAATAGTGGCAAATCATCCCCTCCTCGTGTTCAAATAATTACTGTGTATCGTACCTATCTTCAAGCGACTATTCCTTGATTCAGGATTGGTCTGTGTAGATAGTATGAATATTTCTTCGTTATCAGCGATTGGGTGTACACTCGCAGATTTGATTACTACTGTAGTTGCACCCACTCCGGCTAAGTTAATGTGACCTAACTTATTACCATTCGCAGTGTAAACAGCCTGATTATCAGTGGTAAATACGCTGGTAGCATTCACTCCATCAACTGTGAATGAAGAAGTACCAATTGCATATCCGCCAGCGTTATTGATTAGTACACCTGTGCTTTCAAAGAATATATCTCCGTGTATGGAATTGCGCCTGTTCATACCAAGAGTGTATCCTACTCCACGGTTCATATCTACTCTTTCAGATATTTGCCAAGTCACTTTGAATTTGAAGCCAAAAGATGTAGAGAACTCTTCTGTTGAGAACTGTCTATTTCTTTCTTGATTAGCCTCTAAATTACCACTGATGTCTATTTCTTGGAAACGCTGTAATACATCTTCTAATGTCACATCTACAGAGTTGACATGAAGTTCACTCATTCTTGTATCTAAGTCAAACTTGGTTCCCAGTACCATGTATCTTTCGTTATCAGTTCTTGATTGATAAGATACCATGTCGCCCGGATGCATATGTGTAGCAGACAGGACATCTACTAACTTACGAGAGCCTGTAGCGTTTTTTGCCATCTTTAGCATACGCTGACCTATCAACTTAGCACTGGCTTTGGTAACTGCTGTAGGAGCATGTATGCCACCCGGTACTTCGTTTATGCCGTTTTCTTGTCTACCAAAGTCATCTACTTGTACTGTATTTTGATGATTGTTGGCTCTTGCTTTTCCTCTGACGACTACTCTGTTAGGAGTGGTTTCGTTATTGTCATCAACAGTACCTCCTACTACTCTGTTCTCAGTCAACAGATATTCTCTTTCTATTCTATTCTGAGGGAAATAGCAGACATTCCCATACCTGTCACCACGAGGGCTATAGCCATCGTGCTTTGCGAGGTATCTGAGTGCGCTGAATGCCTCGACACCATAGAAGTCTTGAGCAAGGAAAGTAGAACTTGGTAGCCTCGCTCTCACTCCGTTGATTGATGAAGTGTTTGCTTTTGCTACTCTAACTGCCAAGTCAGAAGTTCGCAAGCCCACGCCCACTTTCTGAGCAAAACGGATGGTTTTATTGGTGAAGCCAATGTTGGCTAATTCTTGCCCTTTCAGATTCTCAACCAAATACCTCGTACCTTTGTTAGCGTCTTTTATCTGAGATACCACTAACGCTTGGTCGTTGTTTTCAGCACCTACTAACAGTGCAGGTAGTGTACTGGAAGTGCTTACTTTGTCTTTGTCGAAGTAAACTGCGCCCTCGTATCGAATGCTATCTGTAGGGTTGTGAAGCAAACGGACAGTATCCTCTTCCTCAATCAACTTGTACTTTCTCTCAGCGGTAGGAACGAAATCTGTAGCAGTAGGTTTGTTGACAGCGAATCCTGCTTTGACTCGTGTGTACTCACCATGTCTGACAGCGTTATCTACGAAGCGTGGCTTACGCACGACCTTCATAACAGAATCTTGGTCAGCGTCAAAGCGACCAGTAACTGTGTTCTTACCTACTGCCATTACTCCCAACCACCTTGTCTAACTTTCTGAGCCTCTTCCCATAAATCTGCATCAAGCCAAGGGTAAGTCTTGACATTTTCTTTATCACCTTGGTAATCAGGGGGCTGGAAATTAGCCATAGTTTCGTGAGCAATTCTGTACTGATTGAAAGGAACGGGATTACCGCTTTTTTTCTCTCTTAATGCATTAAGTGCAGCGTGTCTCATTTCAGGTGTGTTATCGAGTGCTTCGTGTATACCTTCGTGTCGAAGTGTATTGGCGATACTATTGACTAAGTGCTCATCATACTTTTTGTCGTAATGTTTCCAATAACTGTTAGGTACACCACTGGATTCAGGGTATTCAGGTAATTGGAACTCCCCGCCCGACATACTCTTAACCTCATAAGGCCATTTAGAGTGACCAAGATTTATTTGCATTTCAGAAGGGTGGGCTTCAATATCAGACTGCCATTCGGCAAGCCCCCAGTCCGGTCTATTAGGGAGTGAAGCAGGGACCCAACCTGCTTCCATTGTCCTACCTCTTATTTTAGGCTCAAAGTGAAATTTTGCCTTTAACACCAACCAAGCCTCATTCATCGGTGTCATGCTATCACTCTCCCCTGTAAGGTTCTGCTAAATGCGCCCCTTGTTCTAACATCATCTGATTAGCGTCTTCCCAATCTATTTCATCATGTGTGTTGGGGTCAAAGGGCTTTACATCGTGATTACGGTCTAACCATTCACCTGCCTCTTTGAGTTGAGGAACGGTATATCTTTTGTGTACATCTTCATCTCTTTTGAAGACATGATATGGTTTAATCAAATAAGGCTGTGCTGAATCACCAAAATGCATATCAGTATCATACCCAAGAAAAGGAACCCATTGACCTGCTCGTGGCTCACCTTCTTCATACTCAGTCTGTCCAGTTTCAAAATTGTATGCCGAGCCTCCGCCACTTCGTTGATAAAATGGTATTTTCCTTTCTCCTTTTGAAGACTTTATCGTGACTATGCCAAAAGGCTCTTGGCTGGAACTGTAGCCTAAGAAGTCAAACTTATGTGACTGAGATTGCTTTAGCACCATCCAAGCCGCATCCATCGGTGTCATACGCCTCACTCCCCACTATGGTCACCTATAACAAGATACTTCGGGTCAATGTTGTTAAGGTTGAACTTACCTTCTCCAAAATGCTCTCGTCCTACTGTTGAGGAGAAGGGAAGAGATTGACCCCTTATTCCAATAACACTGGGCTGATGTCTACTTAAATCAAAATTGACTCTCGCCTCAACACCAGCAGGTCCATCATCTGCGTATAACTTAGATTGTTTGTAATTATCAGCGACATATACACCTTGACCGTAAATAGGCTCATTAACTGATTGACGAAGCCCTTCTCTTCGGATGCTCGGTAAATACTGTGCACTTGTTCCATGATAATGAGTCACAGGACCATAAGGACTTGGTAAATCGGGGTGAAACTCGCCAAGCGTAGTCTGACGCTTTAACAATGTCCAAGCCTCATCCATCGGTGTCATGCGCTTCACTCCCTACTGTCTAAAAACTGGTACTGGTAAATTTCCATATCCTAAATCTCTCAACGCTTGCATACGATGTCTTCCATCATGCCCCACAGGGCTGTCAGTAAACTCATAATCTGCTCTTGGCATCACAAAACGCATATTTTCACCTTGTATTGCTCTTTGCATGAGGTTTTTGTAGTAATCGTCATCAACCATTTCATCTGTTCCTGTTTCTTGTAAGAATTGATTTGGAGTCATGTTGGTTATTTCTGCAATATCTTCTAAATCCCTTTCATGTGGTATTTCTCTTTGAGAAGAATCAAATGTTTTACCTTCTTTCATCCAAACGCCCGGTAAGCCCCCATGTAAGTTTTTATCTTGCGACCAATTTTCATTTTCTCCTTGAGTGACAAATTGTATTCCGGGTATACCTGTATCGTAAACAGGCATTTTCAAAACCGCCCAAGCCTTCTCCATCGGTGTCATACGCCTCACTCCCCACTATGGTCACCCGTATTATAAGATGCATCCTCTTTACTACCCTTCGGGTGTAGGGTTTGACTGAATCTCGGTTGCACTTCGTAATCGCCTTCATCGTCATCTACTGACTTTCTACTTGCATCTGCTCTGAAATGCTCAAGTGTATTCTCAGACATGACTACTCTCGCTACAGGTGAGCGTATGTCACTCTTATCATAGCCTGTGACATCTACACCCTGAATCTTAGGACCTTGGCTATCAGGTACTGTGATACTTGATGTCGGAACAATGTTGTAAACAGGAGCATAAGGTGGACTGCTTGGAGTTCCTGTGCGAGCAGATGGTGCATCGCTGGTGAACATACCGTACTTACCGCCAGCAGTTGCTCTGTAAAAGTTAGCATTCTCTTGAGGACTGCTTCCCTTCAAAGCAACATAAGGTCTGAACATTTGACTGTGCTTGTAATCTAATCCATAAGCAGGTCTGTACAAGAACTGTATAGTGCTATCTGTATAGTTGATATTTTCAAGGATTGGGTCGTGGTTAGCATCTTGGTATGGGTTAGATGACGAAGATACGCCTGTCTTACCCCATCCCTTTACATCTAAAATTCCAGCGTGTTTACTCCACTCCATGACATATGTTCCACCAAGAGGCCACATTGCATGAGCGTTAGAATGCTTGACGATACCAGTGACAGGTTGTGCACTCCAATTTAATGCAGTCATATCTAAGTCTTTGAGAGTTCGACTACCGACATTGTAAGCCCCTCTGATGTTAGTCCTCTGACCTACTTCTCTGTCAGTGTGTAGGCTCGCAGCCTCTGTTGACAGAACTACATACTCACGAGATACACCGTCATTCAATTCAGCAAGCGTGTCTACATCTAACCCAAGTCTTACATCGTTTCTCGACACTGGCTCTGCACCACGGTCATCTGCGTTAACGGTTTCAGTAGCCTCACCTACTTGTGCACTTGGCTTGAGCAATCCATCATCAGAGTTCAAATCAACTCTGTCACTGATACCTCTTTCGATTTCTCCAGCCTGAGCAGCGTCATTACTTGGCCTAATCAGTCCTTGTCCGAATATTGGCTCGGCAGTGCTATGAGACAATACTAATCCTGTAGCATCGTGGTTTTCACTAACTGCCATCAGTAGGCTTTCGTTAAAGACAGTAGGCCATCTAACACCTCTGCCATCTCCACGGTCACCTACTCTTAGTGCACTGGCTGGATTGAACCAGTCTGCTGTTCCCATGTTAGTGCCGTCGTTGTTATCTGAGTTATCACTACCGCTATATCTGTCATTACCGTCACCGCCAAACAGATTGTGAGCAGCGGGTCTGTGCGTCACATTCGTATCTTTGTAAGCGTCTTCGGGGTCCCATGATGGGCGCAGTCCGAATCCTCTTACAGGGAAACGCCTGACATCTTCACCACGAGTGTTGCCCCACCAATCTACCATGTAGAATCTGTGAGCATTTGCCAACTCTTCAATACCTTGTCCAGCCTCATCGTTAGGGAACATTCGGGTAGTAGTAGACGCATTTCTTAGAGTTCTAACAGGGCAACCGAATGGCCCTGTCATTCTTCTTCCATCGCTATACCTGACTTGTCTACCGATTTGGTCTTGTCCGATTAGACTTGAAACTTGAGTTAGCCTCTCAAGTATACCTACATACATTGCATCGAAGTCTTGGTCACTTTGACCACTATCCGAACCCACATAATCCCAACCGTTTGTCTTAGAATCTTGCTGGATTAGAGGGCCGTGATAATATCCAAGCATGGCGTTGCTATTTGCTACCTCTAACCATCCACGGACATAAGGTGACCAGCGTGGTCTGTTGTACAACTGGCGAACTCCCATACGATAACCGAAGCATCTGTTTCTGTCATTTGGCAAAGTTAGAGTAGCGACTCCAGTAGAGTCTTGATATGTTTCGCAGTCCATTCCAAATGTATCGCTACCCCAACCAATCAGAGAATGACCATACGATTCTAATCTACTTACTCCGCCTCCACCGTGAGAGCCACCCGGCCAAAAGCCGAAGAAGTTGTATTTGTTTGAGCCTACTGTACCACCTTGGTTAGACAAGTTTGCATCTGCATCTATCTGCGTAGCAGTATACACTGTACCGTCAGTCGATAATCCAGCACTGCCCGGTGGACTTACCCACTTCATAGCAAGTGCGAATGGACCTTTACTTGCTACATAATTAAAGTCCTGATAGTGGATTGTCTCAAAGTGCTCAGGAATGTGGTTGTATCCTTTTTGGTCTACAGGAGTATCAGCAGTTCCTGCCTTAGTATAGAAAGCCCTACTGCTATCGTCACTGTACCAAGTAAACGGTCTGCCCAAATTAGGATGCCACATACAAAGGAATGAGTCTGCTGGATTTAGAGAGTTGGTATCTCTGCTTCCAGTTTGCAATTGACCCAAGTGCCTTGTCAAGACGCTGGTTTGTAAATCAGTATACAGTGTATCAGATTTAGCATTGTCATAAGGTCGGCTAAGTCTGATTATGTCGCCAGTCGCTATGTTAGCCCAAAACGCTGCATTCGCTGTCACGCCTTCAAAGGTATCGCTTTCGCCCAAATTAGCATGAGCAAGTGTACCAGTTCTGTTGCTGTAAGTCGCCGTGTACCTTACTCCGTTCTTTGTGAACTCTAACACTTCACCGTAGTAAGGTACTACTGGGAAAAGGTCATTGTTATCTACGGTGATTGTAGAAGAGCCGTTATCACTGATTACTACGCAGTTTGGATTCAGACTCCTTAACCTCTTATGAGGCTCGTATATATCTAAGAATGAAGTAGGGTATCCAGCAAGCGTCAACTGAGCACCTACGCATCCGTAGTTTGCTCTACAGAACTCGTAGTAATTATCAGGCTTGTGCCACTCAAGGTGTTTGAATTTATTAGCACCGGATGCAGACGCACCGTCTTTGTGTAAGATACCCCACCAAGGGATATTCAGTGTTCTGCCCGGAGTAGAACTCTTGAACATATTTGGTCTGTAAGGAAGACTTCTTCTTGTAAATGAAGGGCTATAACTTTCTTGTACACCTAATGGGTTGTAAAGAGCCAACGGTGGTAGGTTGGTAAATTGACTACCAGCATCAGGCTCTATGTCAAGTATAATTTCGTTTAGTATTACTTCACAACCTCTTACATCTGCCATAGTAGCCTCTGCTAATATGAGAGCGTATCCGCCTCTTGTCGATACATTCTTTTCTATTGCAATCACGGTATTGACCTGTTGTCCCGTAAGTTCTACCACCGAGCCATCAGGTACATCTGTAGCAGGACCATTAGCATGGAATCCTTTCAGTTGTTGCTTGAATACATTCGGCTGTATGATAATCTGATAAGCACCTACTTCTAACGGGTCAGGGAAATGGTTGTTGAAGGTATAAGTCGCCGCTGCCTCTAACACGAGCGTATGACCACCTGATGCATTTACATCTCCGGCGTTAGTTCCTACAGACGCTGCTATCCCATAACCTTCGTATTTGAGTTTGGTTTCTGTTAGAAGAGTAAACGCTCCGCCATGAATGTCACTTGGGCTGAATGCTGCCGATGGAGTAGAGAACCAAATCAATGGGTCACGACCAAACCCTTGGTCGTTGAGTGTATTAGTTCCACCAGTTCTTGCAGTTTCTAATGTACCTACTAAAGAGTCTTCGATAGGGCTGTGACTTGAACTCTTACAAGACCTGTTCAAATCATACAATCTCTGATAGGCAGGGTGAGCATAGTGCCCCGGCATCAATGCCATAGTAGGTGTGACATAGTGATGACCCATTCTTGGAACAGGCATAGGTGTCATCTTAGGAGAAGTTATACTTTCGTGAGGCACTGATGGCTTTGCCATCGCTCCTGTAGATGCTGGTAAATTACTGTACATATCAAACCAATCAATCTTCTGCATATCAGGACTGGCACCACTGTATTCACTGTGGTCACGCAATCTCCTTGCTGCAAACATACGAGTGCTACCCGCAGGCATGTAATAACTTGGAACTACTTTTAATCCACTCTTTCCACTGATGAAAGACTTGAAGTCAGGAGATACTACTACTCCTGTAAATTTGTTTGTACCAGTTCCTGTATAAGATGCCAGTACACCTTTGTTAGTAGTAGGGTCGTATACTCTGAGGAAATAGCGACCGCCGCTTTGCTCACTCGCATCTGCCCAAGTAGCAGACTCCGGTGTAGTGGTGACATCAATTTCGTTGTTCGCCTCATCATAAGCACTGAATGATAACTCGTCTACATCATAACGATGAGTCATACTTACACCCATGCGTGTGACATGGAAGAACAGGCTTCTGTCGTGAGGCTCGTAAGCAGACTTCAAAGGAGCGTTGTCTGTATGGTCTGACCATCCTTCGTTAGTAGAAGCAGGGAACTTCAATCGAGAGTTACTTGTATCAGTGGATATGTCAATAGCATCTTGACTTAGGTGCTCCCAACCGTTATTTTCCCAAGTAGGCCAAAGCCTTGGTCCTGCATATTCGTTTTCAAACATTTGACGAATGTTAGTAATATTCTGTGCAGGGTGCTGTAATCCACCTGAGCCAAATGTTTCATTTTGATAAGCCTGTATTCTATCGAATCCTGACCTAACCACTATGTTGCCGGGTATTTCGTCAGGGTTAGGTAGTCTTATTTTCAAGTTAGGACTTACTCCTGCTCCGGCTAATGCAGGTGCTAATCCTTCTACTTCTCTGTCGCTTATGTGACGGAAGTCCATGATTACAGTTCCCAAAGGAGAGCCGCCTGACAGCCTGTGCTCTTGACCAGTATCGTCTACGACTTGTACGCTTTCAAATTGAATGTGCTCATTCGGAATCAGAAGAGCGTTTCTGATTTCCAAAGGATGCTTATTTGCTAACTGAGGGTGACCTAATTCTTGAGCCTGTATAACAGGGAACATTGCGCCGTTAGTTGTTTCAAAAGAGAATCTTACATTTCCAAGTATTTTCTCTCCTACCATCTTGTAATCAGAACCATCTTTGCGTTTCACCCAAGGAACCATTCCGAGTCCACGAGCATTTACTGCTGGCATGGTTAGGCTTCCTCCATCCATACGCTTCCATACTATATGCTCAGGTAAGAAATTACGAGATGGATGTCTGCTTCCATAGTAGCCATAAAGACCAGTGTGAGGAGATGCAGTGATGTCTAAGTAGTGGTCGTGATTACTTACCCCTATACATTCTACTCCATATGTACCTGCATCTTCGTGGAATGCAGAGTTTTTAACAACTGATTCATCCCAAAATAAATCACCTGTTGCAAAATTACAAGCGTTAGCCCTTACCATGTCACCGCTTTGTATGGTACGGTGAAGTTGTAAATCAGTAGGAGCGGAGCCTGATGCAGGATAATCTCCTGATGCTGATGGCCTTGTGTAGCCACTATGCATCTGCGCTTCTACATGAGGACCGGCAGTAGCAGAGCCGACATATCTGCTCTTATTGTGAACCTTATCCGTGTCCCAAGCAATTGTACCAGCATGAGAAAGCGTACCTGTTTCTGCTACCTTTAGCCAATCTCCGGCGCAAGTTATTCCATCTCTATCTGCCTTCGCTATCAAAGGTAATTCACTTTCATGAGTAATCGCAATCAAATGTCTACTGAATAACCCAGTCACACAGTAATCAGCATAGAATGTGGCTGTAGGTACTTCGGCTGTTCCAACTGGTGTGGGGCTTGATACACAGGTTTCAGCAGCACCGTAGGGATTGAAACCTAAGAATGGGTGCCAAGCACCTAATCCAGCCGGATGCAAATTAGCCCCTATATCGTTAGGTGCTTCGTAAGAGTTCAGATAAGAATAGGCTTCACCTGCCCATCCAACCGCACCCACAGGTTTTGTTCTGTCTACCGCATCTATGTACCCACTGTAATGTACTTGAGTCATATGGTCACGAGCGGAACCTGACGCAGCGTTGTTGAATCTATGAGTACCAGCCTTTGTCCAAATATAAGCCTTGTAAGTAGCATCAGGAGTCAAAGCAGTAGCGTTGGCTACATCTACTATATTTGTGTTAGATGTTACGGCGTTTGCTGCTAATGTTAATGTTGTATTTGGAGAAGATACACTGTAAGAAATATAAGGAGCGTAACCTGAGTTAGTACCGTCACTTACTCTCAACCAGCCGTAATTAGGCAAAGTTGTCGCTGTATTAGTAACTACCAAACTGGCGGGTGTAGCACCTGCTTCTGCGGTATAACTTACAACTGGAAGTTCTACCCAACCGTATCTATCTTGTTTATGAGCGTTCTGCATCGAAGGCATGAATGTACCACCGATTGCTTTCAATGGGTTTTTGCCGGGGAATGTGTTGATAGCACCACTGATAACAGTTCCTAACTCTTCTGCATTTTGACACCTCGTAGCATCCACGATAACGATATTTTCATTCGATAACTGGTTATCAGGCGTTCCTCCATAATAAGTTAGATAAGCCTCTGCCAAAAGTCCACAAGGTCTGAATACAGAGGAATTGTGTTTAGCACCGCTACCTGTAGCAAGCCTCGCATTTGCCACGCTATGTTTTGGATTTTTATTTACACTGTCATCAAGGAAATGACCACCCGGATGATAACCGCCATCCATGTGCCACAGTACAGCCGATGCCCTCGTCTTAGGGTATGTACCGCTACCTACTTGGTTACCACTGATGTCACTAAATCTGTAATTGAAAGGATGATAATGCTTAGGTAGGTTAGAAGTAGTGGCGACTGAGCCTTCGTAATAAAACGCATGATTGTAACTCTGAGTGTAATTCTTAGTAGAACTCGCTGCTGTAGAAGGTAAACCTTTGACAGGCTCCCAGTTCATTACATAATTGTAACCTGACCTCTTATTCTGTTGGAAAAAGGTAGTCATAGGTAAATGAGCAGCGACACTACTTGTTCTATTCAAGCCACTATGCTCAGTACCATCGCCGTTAGCAAGTTGATTAGGCAAGTAAGTGTCACGACCAACAACTCCGCCAAAGTGTATAGGTACAGCACTGTATCCATTACCTGCCGTGACTATGTTAGCACCTTGAGGCTCAAACGAAGCGGTGTTGTGAGGGAAGGCTTGCCCCGGTCCAAATACCATGTAAACGGTTTGGTCATCTTTGTTTCCACTTGAGTCATATCTTGCATTTGGATGAGCGAATCTCAAAACGATAGGGCTTGGTATATTTGCATGTACAGAATTTGAGCCGTCTGTATAGGTTAACCCAGTAACCTTTGTATTTGCACCCTTTGCCATATCGAATGGTAAAAGAGCGTCTTGGTTGAAGTAAGGAGGGTTATTTTGACCACGATGCTGGTCAAGATAAGGAGTACCGGGGAACATAGCCATCATCGCATTCGCATCTAACAATGCGTAAGAGCCAGCGATTTCTCCTACATTTTGGAAACCTGCGCTTCCTGTAGGTCCACTGGAATAAGGATGTTCGTAGAAATCAGAGTAGTCATTTTGAGTACCATCGTTGATGTCAACTACTGCACCGCTAAATCCACCACCAAAGTAAAGTGGAACCCAATGGTCAGGGCTGTCTCTGCCTCCTCTAAAGTAAAGGAAAGGACTAGATTGCTTACTCCCTGCTCTGCGGATACCATCTGTTTCACGAGAATCTGCTATGCGACTTGTTCCTTTGAATAGAACATCGTGTTGCGAAGGTGCGAAGTTGGCTGACTCTACTTTTTCGTCTACATTTACGATGGCATTAGTTCCGGGTTGACTGCACACTTCTGCATATTCAGTAGTACTATACCAAACGATATAACGCTCTCCCCAACTATTTGCATCATGAGATGCCAGTTTACCTAGTAATGCCCAAGACTCATTAGAGTTAGCAAGTATAACTGAACCTGATGTATTATGTACCTCAATACATGGTGAATCTACTCTTGGTATAATGTGGTCACCTGCTACATCAGTAAAGTTATCCCCCCTCAAGTTTCTTTGCCAAGTAGTCGTATCTACTATGTTATTCTGACTATCTACTAACACAGGAGTAGCGGTGTTAGCATTAGAGCCTCTGAACTTAGTATTTATTTGTAAAACTGTATAAGGTATATATCCTATGTCCAATCTTGTACCTGCGTCTTTCTCAGCATTAGATAAACCACCAGTATGCTTAGAAGCAACAACCGCATCCGTAGAAGCACCTTCAAGTAGACCCCAGTCTCTTGTGCGAGTAGCCTCAAACAACTTACTCATCGGAGTCTTACCGTCTGCTCTTGTTCTGATTCTAATAGCAGTTGGGCTAACTCCCCATTCGCTCAATCGTTTACCATCAGGGGC